CCAATAACAGCGGCGCGCCATGTCGCCGACGAGTTGCAGATTATTGCCGGTGATGATCCAGGAGCAGCGGACGGCGACCGAGACTGTTTGCGATTTCCCGAGCAGCCGGTCGCGGTGCATCTCGCCGGTGATCACCTTGCAGAATCCCGGCCAGTCGGCGACGGTACCGTGGGCCGCCACAACATACACGTTCTCGCGAGCGCAGAGAATGGCCGATCAGCGCAAGTCTATGGCGTTATTTGGGATGTTTCGACGGAGGGTGCGGACGCGCGGATTGCGTCGGCGCGAACTACTGGGGAGGAGAAATTCGTATGGACAAAATTTTGGCTCCTCAGGTAGGACTAGTACTATTGATGCGTGTGTCGAATGTGTAACTTACTGATAACACATTTGCATAAAACGGAATAAATGGCTACAAACGTCAGCATCGTGTACGTTATCGTGTACAGAGGACCGCTAACCGCAGGAAGACTTCACTCGCAGAAGTGATCTTCACGGACGCACGAATGTGGAGCGCCACCCGGCCAGTCACTGCCGGCGAATTCGTGCGTCCGGGTTATGGCCATGATGCTTCTTTCGGGCAAGAGGATTGTTTTTTTGGGGCCGAATCCTTGCCTGCAGTCCCGGCGATGGCCTGGACGCACTCGGGCATTCCTGGCGCGCGGCAGGAAGTGGATTCGGCCCAACCGAAGGAAAAATGCCTCCGCCTGGGACGCTACGGCGTCACCGGATTTGGAAGGCCTATCTGCGTTTCGCATCCCATATAGTCACCTTCCAGCCGTAGCGTCTCTGTTATTCACTGACGGAAAGGGGCGGCGGAAGATTTATTTTTTGAGCGCCGCAAATAGCGCGCCCGTCAGGCGCTTTTCCGGTTGTGCGCGGGCGTCTCATGCTCTGCGGCCAGCAGGGTCGGCGGCGACGCCACCGAAGGCGTCAGCTTCACGCGCACGGTGGTCGACCCGGCGGCGGCGGCTTGCACCACCCAGCCGATGCCGAGAGTCCCGGCCACGGCGATGATATTCGAGCCCGCCGCCACCTTGGCGACATCGCCGGGATTGAAAACATCCGGCGCGTTCTTGGCCAAGTCGTACACTCCCTCGACGGCGAGTTCCACCTGCGCGCCGGCCGCAGCACTACAGCTTGCCACTCCCACGATGGCCTTGACGATCACCAACTGGCCCGCAGTCACGCCGCCGGCGGGCGCGGTCACTGTGAGCCCATATTCACCGGGCTGGATAAAATTCTTCATTGCAGCAACAACTCCCTTCCTTGCACGGCCACAGGCCGCGATCGTGGCCGATGGTGATTACACCTGTCACGGCGGTACCGCTCGATGCGGCCTGCGCCATGCGCAGATAATTCAGCGCCTGATACAACTCCGCAGGGCGCGGAAACGCGACGCGCCCCAGTTGCGGCGTATCGACTTCCACCGGCCCGCCCATCTGAGCCAGCAGGTTGTTGTAGAGCGTATCGAAATCGGGCGGCGTGGTTGTAGTTCTCGATTTCATACGTTACGCTCCCGGATTTTTATATACGCCCTGCCAGGAGATCACGCCGCAGCCGTAATCCAACTGGCAAAGCACCTCGGTTCCGTCGATATCGCTGCCGCCGGCAAAGCCCACTCTGGTGTAGACGCGCGGCCCTTCGTAGCCGGTAAGGTACGAGAATTCCAGCACCGGCACTGTCGCCACGTCGGCGAACAGATACCAGGGCAACGTCTGGTTCAAATGATCGAGACGGGAATCCACCACCAGCCGCACGAAATCCTCGAACACGTTCACATAATTCGTCTGCGTGGGATAAATCGCGGCCAGACCCTTTTGCGCGGTGGTTTCCTGGGTCGCGGGTGAGAGCAGATACTTGGGCTCGACGCTGATCGGCTGGCCGTTCTGGTTGGTCATCATTCTCAGCGCCAGCCGCGCGGCGGTGAGCGTGGTATCGGCGATCGCGCCGCCGGCCGCGGCCAGATTGCCATGCGCGGCGGAAAACAGCGCGTTGCCGTCCGACATCACCGGATTCGACACGATCAGGTTCGCCAACTGCTGGTTCTCGAATTCCGCAGCCTGGATCGAGAGTTGCTGCGCGATATCGTTGAACACGCCCATGTCATCGTTCACCAGCGTCTGCCGCGTGATGCCGAACACGCCCGCGTAGGCGGCGATGGCGTAGGTCTCGGGTGTCACGTCCGACTTATCGACCCGCTTGAATTCGCCGTGTTGATTCACCGGCAGCAGAGCGCCCATAGGCGAATTGCGGTAAACGTGCTTGTTGCGGAAGTCGTTCACGGTAGCGGCGCGCGCCAGCACCTTCAAACCACTCGGCGCGATCTTATACGCCACCAGCAGTTGCTTGTTGAACAGTTCGGCCAGGAAGTTGCCGAAGTCGCTGGTGGTGTGCAGCGCTCCCCAGCGCAGGAAAACCTCGGCATCCGAGCCCAGCGTGGACTCGCCCGCCACGCGCAGGAATTCCCTGCCGATATCGGACAACCGGCGTCCAGCCCACGGCCGCGCGTCGTCCCGCAGTGCGATGGACGGCGTGACGCGGTGCGCCACCACGTTCAACATGCGCTCCATGAATGTGTCGCGTTCGTCGCGGACGATCGATGCGCGACCATCGATGCGCGGCGAACTCGTCTGTAAGTGACTGAGTAACTCGCTGCGCGCGGTCTCGATGGTTACGCCTTCGCGCGTGGCCAGTCGATCGACAAAGTTGCCCGTGATGCCCAGCAGCGCGGCGGCGCTGCGGATCTGATCGGGAATAGCGGCCTTGGTCATGGTATCCTCGCTTTCGTCCTCGCCTTCGCACTCGCACTCCTCAGGCGGCGTTCCCGGCGGGCAGTCGCAATCGTCCTCATCGGCAGCATCGGCCCTGGTGCGCGCGCCAGGGTCAGCCCCGATCGCCGTGAAGCTGATTTCGGCCGGCGTCCAGCGGGTCGCGGTCTTGGTGCGGTTGCCGGCGGCGTCCTTGGCGGTCTGCCACTGCTGAACCGAGTAGCCGACACTCACGCGCGACAGGATGCCGTCGGCCACGTCGCGCACGATGGGCTCGACATCCGGACGGGAGGAAAAGCGCACGGTGGCCACGCCGCGAGTGCCATCCACCGCAGGGTCGAGCACGGTGCCCAGGATTTCGCGCACGTCGAAGCGGTTGTGGCTGTTCAGCACGGGCGCACCGCTCAGTTGCGACAGGTCCACGGCATCCGGCGACATGTCCAGCCGCTCGGTGAACGGCCCCTCGAAGTCGTAGCGCTGGACGGCCGCGCCCGTCGACCAGACCAGTCCCACGGTGAGTTTGGTCGAGTCGAAGCTCGACGGCGTGAGCGTGGCGGCGCGCGTAAGCAGTCTACTGGACCGTTTGTGCTGGTGTGCCATCGAAGGATACTCCGGATTGCTCCTGGCCCTGTAACGTGACCTTGCGCGGGTCGGAATCGAAGATCAGGCCCAATTGATCGGCGCGCTGATTGTCGGCCGCGATCTCACGGTCGAGCGACTCGACGTCCACGCCACTCCCACGCACGGCCTCGTTGCGCGAAAGCAAACCCGCGCGGATCTTCTGAATCGTGCTTTGCGTCTCCATCCGGCTATCCAACGTCGGGATGGGTACACCCACCCAGCGCACGGGCGCGGTGAGGATCTCCTCGGGCAATTCCCCCGTTGCCACCATGATGCGCGTCCACCACTGCCAGACCGGCCGGCAGAACTGATGCGCGAACATCTGCACGATGGCGTCGCAGGTGCGCTCGAAGGCCAGCAGGCCGGCGCGGCCGGAAGCGAAGGTCACCTGGGACAGGTCGCCGGTCAGCAATTCGTAGGGCAGACTCAACGCACTCGCGATGCCGCGCAGTTGCGTGTTCACGAATGCGGCGAAGCTCGTACTCGGGTCGGGCGGCGTCGAGAAACTGACCTCATCGCCGGGTCTTAGTCGTGCCATACTCCCCGGCTCGAAGGTGGTGTCGCCGTCGGGATTCACGAGCAGCGGCGTGCCGTCGGCCGAACGGATGAAGCCGCAAAACAGCGATCCGGTTCTGGCCCGCACCAGACTCGCTTCCAGGTAGGTCTGCAATTCGTACAGCGGCACCAGCGCGGGTGCAAGCCAGGATACACCGCGCTCGAAGCCGGGTTGCAGCGGCGCGTACAAGTGAATCACGCGGTCGGCGGGCACGAATTCGCTGACCGGGTTCAGCGGCTGCGCGGGATGCTTCTGGTAGAGCCAATAGCCCACGCGCCGGCCCTCGGCGTCGTACTGAATCCCGCCCATGATGTCTTCGGCGTTATCCCGGCTGTAATCCAGGAATTCGGAAGGGAGAATCTGAATCTGGAGATTCGGACCCGGCCGGATCAGTCCGATGATTTCGCCGTCGATCAAAGTGGAACGGAAGGCTTGCCCCTGGAGCGTGTTAAAGCTGTGCCGTTCCGTGAAGTCGGCCACTTCACACCACGCCGTCCACAGCGCATGAGTGCGGGCACGCAATCCCGTGTCGGCCGTGTCCACCATAGGCACGATGCCGGTCGAGACCACGTAATCGCGCAGGAGATTCAGCGCCCGATGCGCCCACGGGTTGTTGCGGTCGGCGTCGCGGGCGCGGGCCTTGAGAATGGCTGGGCTGAGGATGGTGGCGAAATCGGTGCGCGGCGGCCACCACTTCGATAACCGGGTGCCGCTCTTACTCGCATCCCAGGCCCAGATGCCGGTCGAACTGCCCGCAGGACCGCCAGACCACCACATGTCCCAGCTTTGCCGTAGCAGCAGACCGGCGCGGCGCAGTGGTGCGGCGAGGTTCATTGCACCGTCCCGGAAGCGCCATGCGGACGCAGGATGTCGAGCGCAGCCATGCTATGGCTCATGAGAAGCGCCACGTCTTCGACCTTCAGCCCGAAAGACTGATCGCCGAATGTGTAGACCACGCGATCGGCTTCGAGATTCGCCTGGACAGTGATCGCCACCGGAACGGCCGCGGGCGCGCTCATTGCGTCCTCCCGTTGATGAGCAGTTCGTCAACGCGGTCATAAGCCTCGGGGATCATCGCGTCCAACTCGGCCTTGGACGATGCCAGATCGCGCACTAGCGTGAGCAGCGCGAAGGCATAGGTGGCGGCTTCCTTGCGCGGCAGACAGAAAGCGCCGCCGTTAGGCAGCACGGTCATGATCTGGCGGTCGCCATCAGGCGTATCGGCCACGCGCACGCGCAGCATACCCGTCATTCGTTGGTGTTGGGCCACTCTCCCTCCAGAATTTCTTTGATCTTTGCCGTGATGATCTCACCCAGCGCGAAGTCATTGTCCTCACGGCCGTGTACTGGAATCTTGGCCAAGGTGATGGATACCCGGCCATTATGCAGGTTCACGCTGATGGATCGTTCGTGGGAATCGGCCGCAGCGTCACACATGGCACTCCTCACTTACTGGGTGCCTCCGGGTCCCGCAGGGCCGAGAGATGAAATCAGTATAACCCCGGCGTGCGCCGAAAGCGAGACTGTAAAACTTCCGGCGCACGCCGGAGACGTGGGACTACCGTAGACATCCGCGCCCGTGCGCGGACTGGAACGAGTATACGCCTCAAAGACCTTGTCTGGTATGCGGGCGATGACCTGCCAGCGGAAAACCTGCCTGCGATCAACGCCTAACTCGGAGAGCGATGTCGCATCTTGCGACATCGCATCGCCGCGCCTTTTCCGCTCTCCCCGCTTCGCCATCTCGATCAGAATCAGGCCCGCCTTGCGCTCGGCCCGCAGACGGACTTCCGCCGCCTGCTTGGCCAGTCAGAAATCCATCCATTTGCTGCGGGTCACGGCCGGCACACCGTTGGGTTTGGGAGTTTCGGGACTTGGTCCCAAAACCGGCGGCGCTAGCAATCCCCCGAACTGATCGCACCATGCGTTGAGGTCCAATCCGGCCAACAGCCGAGAATGCAGCGCACACACGGCCAGTGCGCGGCAGTCGAAGGCTTCGTTTCTGGCGCGCAGCGCATTCACCCACTTGCGTTGGCCTTTCACCAGCACCAGCTTCTCGACGGTCAGTTGCTCGAACCAGTCGCGCGGCCGACTGACGGGCGTGTGCATGTAGCCGGCTCCCGGCCGCTCGATTCGCATCCGGTTCGCCACCCACAGCTTCGCTTCGTCCGCGCTCACCAGATAGAGCGGCATCCGGTTCTTGTCGTAACTGGCGCGGCGCGGCCAGATCGGTTTGCCGAATGCGCTCGACATCCCCTTGGTGGCGTAGATGCGCCGGCCGTGTTTGTTGCGTGTGAAGGCGGTGACTTCCGCCCCGGCAAAGCTCGCATCGATGCAGCACGCCTGAATCGCCATCGGCATACCGCTGGAATGCGGCCAGGAACGCGCCAGCAACTCATCCAGACGGTTCCACAGATCCGGCTGGCTGATATCCCCGTGAATCGCGTGGTACGCGACGGACCAACTCTCGAAGTCTCTGCCCCAGGCGACGATTTCGCCCTCCAGGCGATCGCTCTGCACGTCCACGCCGGCAGTCAGAAAGCATCCGCCCTCCGGCACGGTTCCCTCCAGGTATGGTTCGGCGCGTGCCATCAACGTCTCGGCTTCCGGCACTGGCTGGACCGTCTCCTGCCAGGGCAGCGCCAGCACGAGATTGGTGAAGCTCTTTTTGGCCTCGGGTGTCACCGCCGCTTCATACTGGCGCACCAGTTCACTCCAGCGCAGCCAGGGAGAGATCAGGGCGTTGAAGTGATAGCCGCGACAACGTGAGCCAGGGCCTCCCCAGCCGCTAGAATCGTTCGCCGTGGCCGGGGTGGGCCTCCAGGTACCCCCGGCCACCATCGAGGGCTTTTCGGCCTCGGAAATGGCCTCCGTACAGGCAACACAGCGATATCTCACGGTCTCGGGCTGCCCCGGCTCCCAGCGCAGGTTTTCCCACTCCAGCGTCTGCGCGAAACCGCAGTATGGACACGGCACCAACCATTTCCGCTGATCGCTGTCGAGATACAGCCGCTCGATCAGCGACTGGCCGGCGTAGGTGGGCGTGCTGATCGCCGCGATGCGCTTCTGAGAGCCAAAGGTAGTGGCGCGGGCGGCGGCGAGATCGAACGGATTGCCTTCGCCCAAGTCGGTCAGGTAGGAATCGACTTCATCGCAGAGCACAATCCTTGCCGGAAGGGAGCGCAGGCCGGCGGCGCTTCGGGCGCTGGCGATCACCAGCGTCCCGCCGGTAGACGTGGTCTTAAGCGCCATCTCATTCCCGCCCTTCGAGCGTTGGGTGGCCACGATGGCCTTCAGTTGGGGACACAGGTCAATCATCGGCCCCACGCGCTGGCGTGAGAGACGCTTACTCATGTCAGCGTTGGGTTCGACCACCATCACGGTTGCCGGCGCGTGCGCCAGATAGTACGCGGCGGCGTTGAGCAACACTTCCGTACAGCCCACCTGCACGGGCTTCATAATCACCGTCAGTTCCACGCCGCTATCCGGACTGAGCGAATCCATCGGCTCCCGCAGGAACGGCGCGACATCCGTCCGCCAGACCCCCGGCATAGGCGAACTCGGACCCAGTACGCGATGGCCGTCCGCCCACTGGCTGATCGAGAGCGGCGCGGGCGGCCGTAGAATGCTGCGCACGCGCCGCCAGGAGGCCCGCCACGCGCTAGAAACGTCCGGATCAGGGTTCGGCATGGCTCCAGGCCTCCAGCGCGTCCAGAAGCTCCTGGCGCAGCATTTGGCGTTGCTCGGTGGTCAGCGTCGGCATTCGGTCGGGAATCGCCAGCAGCCGGTCCCGGATCAGGGCCAGCGCCGCAGCCATGCCGGCATCCACCACCCGGCGCCAGTCCCGGCGCTTCTCGCGGAGTTGCATCAGGCGCAGGCCGGCCAGGGCACGCTCCTTGACGGCATGGGCATGGGCGTAATCGCTGCTCGTTGGTTTTCTGGCCATGTTCAAAGCGTCCCACAGTACCGTGGGGTAGTAACGCGATGTAACGCGATGTTACTACCCCCCTTCAGACGGCGCAGCAGGTACGTATCGGAGTTGCCACGGCGGAGCAAGGTTACATTGTTACCTTGCTCTTGTTTCTCCCTGACGCCGCCATGCTGCGTCACTGCTGGCACGAGCTCCCGCAGTTTCACCAGGGCTACGGCGGCGTCGGGATCGGTTTCCCAGATTTTCACGCCAAAAGTTGTCATTTTGTGCGGGCGGGACACCGGCGGCGACCACCCCATAAAGAGATCGTTTGACGGGTACCCTCCGCGCCGATGGCACACTGAAGCTAGGCGGGACGCCATTTCGATCAGCATGACCTTCGTTGGGAGGTGGTCCAGACAAGGTCTTAGAATGGCACGTCGTCGGGGAAGACAGCTATTTCATGCCCGTGCTCCCGCCGGTATTCCCTCTCTCGTCGCTCCCATACCGCAAGGCATCGCTCAAGCTCTTGTCTTAACAGTCCCTGGCGCTCCATTTTGACCACTTCCCTAAGCACTTCAAGCGGGCAACGGTTTAACCATTCGTCGAATACCAATCGTTTCCTTTGCTGGTTCATAATCGACCTCCTTTTCGGGCTCCTTTTCGATGCCTTTTAATTGTATCGCTTTACCGGGTGGAACCCCTGCGTAGCCTTTGTCTTGCATCGGGGAGCAACGGATAGAGGTAAATGTCTTTGATGGCCTGACCGTGAGCC